CCATGTATCTATCGACTGTCTCAAACCAATCTTCCCTACGTCCTTCTGCTTCTACAAATCTGCAATACCTACTCTTAGCAATGTACTCCTGGTAAAAATCCATCTATATTTCCTTTTTTAATAATTCATATTTATCTTCAACAACATCTTCAAACCGATCAAGTATATCTTCTGAAGTTAGATCCAGAAGCTCAATCAAATCAAGCTCATCAAACTGCATCAGCTTTTCTTTTAGTTCAGCGATTGTCAGGTTCATGGTCCTCTATCTCCATCTTGACAAGAGTAACATAACCAGCTATGTCCGACCAAGAATCTAGGTAGTGCGGATCACCGTTAAGTATTCTGGCTAACTTGTTAGCAATCATGTCAAGAGACTCTCGCATATAGTTAGGCATTGTTTCGTAGTTAGGTGAACTCCTCATGATCTTCTTTATATCCTGACTAATCCGACTAACGACTATGTACTGCCCGTAAGTATCACCTCTGGTTTCTAGCAGTTCTTCTACTTCCATATTTCTTCCTTAGATAATTTAAACTAATTGGCATTTCATCAAAGCTACCATTGTCTACTTCGTTTAACATCCAAACTCCTGACCAGCTGCCGTTTGTCTGCGGAGTTAAGTAGTCCTCGTCATGTTGGTAACAGATACCAGCAAAGATTCCTGTAATATTAGAACCGTCTGCCCGTTTACTAAATGATATAGCTCGGTCTTGAACGTGTCCCATAATACAACTCATATGCTTCTTCTGTAGAAGTAAACCAGGATTACTAACTGGTCTACCCATAACGCCTGATGTAAAGTAGTGACTGTATGCAATGTTATTTATTATTTTTACATCCAAAAAGTCTTGCACTTCCCAGCCGTATTGTTTGAGGTTGAAGTCGTTGTAACCTACCAGTCCTTCTAGTTTTCTATCAGACTCTATTGCTCTCTCGATACGTTGCTCGTGATTACCTATTAAGAAAACTAACTTAGGGTTCCATGTTTTCTTTCTGTTTCTCTTTAACCTGTTAATCTCATTGACAATAGGTTTCATCAATCTGTTCATCGCTAAGTTACCGGCAGTGATGTCAGACTGATACGTCCTACCTTCGAATGCTTTCTTGCCGACATCGTATACAGATAGACTAGGCATGTCCCAGTGATCTCCGAGGTGGACAATAACTTCTGGCTTCTTCTCGGCTGCGTACTTACCGACCCACTCTAAATGCTCAGTAGCATAGCCAGGTTTGCATTGGGTATCAGGGATTACTAAGTGTCTCATGTTGTTCCTTTAGCAAGTGTATGAAGTACTCAGCGTCGATAACTGCCAGAGGCTTAGAGTGATTCTGTTTAACTACTACAACAGGCTCTCTATCTTCTGGACAATTGTCGGCAGCTTGGGAATAGAAGGCATACAAAGCCATAGAGTTTCTTGACTTGCACTCAACTGATATACCTAGTGTGTCTCCGGCTTCTTGAGAAAACAGAATGTCTTCCCCTCCAGCACCCATACTAGTGGACCTTACATCGGACCTGGAAAAGTTGAACCTGTCCAGAAGTTTGTCTCGGAACCACTGTTGGAGTTTTCTTCCTTTTGCTTTTGCGCTTTGGGTTTTGATTGTTTTCTCCTTATATCTAAGAACTTATTCAATCTAACCCGTTTCATCTTAGTGATCCACCCTTTAGGTATATGTAGTCTTGAGTTAGATTGTTCGTTAGACAATGCAGCAGCAATACATATAGCTGAATCGTCCTCGGATACAACAAACCCCATGCTTAACACGGGGTGTACGTTAGGCTTAACATTGTCTTCCCAACCGCAGTCAGACAAAGCATCCCACCATTCAATATAAATTATTTCTGGGAAATCTTTGGTGTCCAAAGCTGACCAGATTTTCTTCGTATCCATAGTAATTGCGCCCTCTCAGTTAGTAACTCAAGGTTATCCTCATACGACTCTAAAACCGTAGCAAATAATTGTCTCTCGTTTTTACAATCCTTCAGTATCTTATTGGCTTTCACGGGACCTATACCCACTAATCCTGGGATGTTATCTACTCGATCACCTGTCAGTATCTGAAGGTAGAAATGTTTGATGGCTTCTTTCTCGGTAATGTAATACAGATTGTCCTTGACAAAGTTATAGTGCCATCCCCGTAACATATCAAGGTCTTTATCTAACGACATAACGCAAAAGGATCCAGCCTTCATAGTGTAAGCTGCAATTCCAATTGCGTCATCCGCTTCTTCCCCTTCGCTTAACTCGAATCCCCACTTGTCCATGAGGTACTGACGCAGAGCTTCGTAGTGGTTAGGCTTTCTTGCGCCACTACGATTCCCCTTGTACTCTTTCTCGTTAGCTATCTTGTACCGGAAGTTGGTCCTACCAGTGATGTAACCAGAGAAGTCATCTACGTAATCGAAACGTAAAAGGTTAGTAACATAATTACCCATCCGACTAATAGCAAACTTTTCATCATCATCATCACTCGCAAAGCCAATCCGATACACAAGGATATCACCGTCAATCAGTGCTGTTGCATTATTGAGAGACGGTCTACCCATTATACTGCTTCTAGTGCATCCAGTTCTGGGTCACTAGCTGAAGGTGCGTCATAGTGAATCAGGTTGGTAACAACTACCGTCCCCCGAATCCCTGCTGACACGCCCTTCTTACCTTTATAGTTGTAGCTATAAGGGTCAATGATGGCAACACAATCAGAGCCATTACCAATCTTACCTGTAATCTCTACGCCCTCTGAGTCAACCATCTTGATTGGATAATTACTCTTGCAAGTTACATGAAACTGCTGATCTTCTTTATGCTTGACATCAAGCATCGCTTCATCTTGTAACTTGGCTACTGCTTTCTCAGACAGTTGACCAATGTCCACACCAAACCTACCATCATCGTAAGCCTCATTGTGTCGTGACCAAAATACCTGACCTTTTACTTTTACTGGTTTCATTTAATTTCCTTTAGTTAATGTGTAGATGCCCAGTTCAGTCCTACTTTAAATTCCCCGTCTAATGGGCATCGTAAGTTTAGACGGATTCCAGCTTGACGGATGGATTGTACTGCGAAGTGTCCAACCGTTTCCGCATCTTGTTCGGTTGTTTCAATCTGCCATTCATCATGTACATTGGCAACAAACCGAGCATCCATATTAGCATGGATTAACTTTCTGTTCAACATTATTAACGCTTGCTTCATCACTACCGCACCAGCGCCCTGTAGTAATGTGTTCAGTGCTGCATGTTGTGACCGGACAATCAACCTACGACCATCCAATCCAGGTAACCATTCCTTCTCAGCCAATCGACTCACCTTGTCCTTCAGCTTCTGCAAGGCTGGCGTGTTCTTTAAGAAACTATCAATCAATCGTTTACCTTCTCGCTCACGACCACCTACAATCGCTCCGATCTTAGCAGGACCAGCACCATAGAGAAACGCATAGATAAACGTCTTGGCTTGGTCCCTATCAGTTAGTCCGGCAGCCTTCATGTTAGCTGTATGAATGTCACCGCTGAGTATCTCTTTGGTGTAGGTAGAATCATCCATGTAGTGTGCAAGCATTCGTAACTCTAAGCCTGAAGCATCAGCACCGAGTAGTACATTACCGTCCTCTACCGTCCATACTGATCTACACTCCTCACCATACTCAGTGCCTACCCTCGGTACTTGAGCTAGGTTAGGTTTACTGTGGGTCATTCGTCCCGTGATTGCTCCGTTGGTTCTGACCTGACAATGTACCCGTCCCCTTTCAGATACATTCTCAACCCACGACTTAACTTGAGCCACCCGTTTCTGAAGGAGTAGATATCGCAGAATAGGTTTAGCTTGAGGGATTCTAACAGTTTGTAATACTTTCTCATCGACAATCACGCTACCTTTCTCAGTATGCTTTTTTGGTTTCCATCCCAGAGTCATCAAGCGTTCCGCTATTTGCTTACGGGAACCTGGGTTGAATATGGTTACTTTATCCTTCAATCGCTTACCTGTCTTGTCGCTATATCGCTCAGCGGTGATCGGTTGAAAGACTTGCTGTAACTCTTCCTCAATGTCTATAAGGCTTTGCTGCCAATCAGATAGCATCGTCATACACTTCGGTACATCTAGCTTAAAGCCGTTTATTTCTTGCTCTTTAACGACAATAGCTGTCTCATGCTCAAGATCAATTGACTGACCCCAGTCCAGTAAACTAGAACTAAGATGTGTAAATAGTGCATGAGTGATTTCAACATCCTGTATACAGTACTCCACCATGCTGTCAGATAAGCCACCATCGAAGTCACTGAAGTCCCCTTTTTTTAGCCCTAGTCTCACGCCCCATGAATCGAGAGAGTGTCCTTTTTCTAGCACGGGGTTTAGTAGTCGAGACATTATCAACGTGTCTCTCAATGGGTTGGAGTTCGTCTTCAAATTCCATAGCTTCTTCAACACTGGTAAATCGAAGCCGATTATGTTGTGACCTATCAGCGTGTCTTCCGGTTCGACGTATCTTAATAACTCGCTTGCTGTTTTCCATACCTTAACTTCTCCGTTGTCAATATCTTTAGTGACTGCACACCATATCTCAGTGGCATCTAAGCCATCAGTTTCAATGTCAATCGCTAGTCTTTTCATAGAGCATCCTCCTCGTGTTTTTCTATCATCCTACCTGTTTGCTTATTGTATAGCAACCGACAAGCCGGACCAGTCAAACCGCTGAATCTATTCTTGAGTACCCTTACCTTCGTTGTATGTCTTTCTTCTTCGTCATCATGCTGACCGTTACGTTCAAGACCTATCACAATATCCGCTACGTTACCCTGAGCCGATGACCCTTTAAGATGCGCTAGACTCGTTGACGCTCCCTCCTCGTGACCCTTGCCTTCAGGTCTCTTTAGGTGCGAGACACCGAACAAACATATCTCAGTTTCTTTAACCAGGATACGCAACTCTCGCATGATCTCTTCCAGTGCTTCTCTCTCTGATCCTCTCTGCGCTCCGGCAACAATGATACTTATGTGATCCAGGAAAATGTACTTACAACCTAGACCTTTAGCCATGTACCTAACACGCTTGATGATCTTGTCCTTGTCTAGCTCACCGTTACTGTCAAGTAGAAACAACCGACCCGTGCCTAACGTAGCCTCGAAGGACTCTCGCAGTTCCTTGTCCGATACCTTAGTGGTTGGTAGGTGCAGTAGTTTGTTGGCGTGCAGTGACATCATGGACCGAGCAGTGGTGCGCACTGTTTCTTCCAGGAACAATAGCCCGATGTTGTCCTCACTGTTGTTCAGGATATGGTACACAAACTCTCGCATGAACTGCGACTTACCAAGCCCTGATCCGGCAGCAACAATCACCATCTCGTTAGGTCTGATACCGTAGGTCAAATCATTCAACCCTTTGTACGGGTAGTTGATAAGACTGTCTTCCATTGGTGTACTAACTATATCCCACAAAGTGCTTCCATCCACAATACCGTCAGGAACAAAACGTTCGGCTGACCACCAGTCTTTCATAAAGAGTTCGTGTTGTTTAGACTGCAAATACTCGCTTGCATCCTTGAACTCACCGCTATTCTTGACTACTTTAACTTTGGACCCAAACAAATCCGCCACTTGTTGGGATGCTTCCTTGCCTTGAGGGTCGTTATCGAAACACAAAACAATCGTATCAAAACTGTCGATGTACTCGAAGTTATTCTTACAATCGTTTAACGCTGACCCTGCCCCGTTGCGTACTGATACGACCGCATGCGTACTCACGCCCCCGAACATCTGCCAGGCACTCATAGCATCAAATTCACCCTCGCAAATCGTCAGTATCTTTTGACCAGATGAAAACAAATGCTGACCGAACAGTTTACCATCACGCCAGTTACCCGATATAGAAAACTTCTTGTCATCGACCTGACGTTTCTTGTAAGCCACGATGTTTCCCTGTTCATCACAGTAGGGGAAGTGGTATTGATTATCTACTTCTATAGTACCAAAAAACTGACAGGTGTCTCTGGAAAGTCTCCTATCAATGATCGTTTTAAACTCCCCTTGAACACGAGAGAAGGACTGCTTACTGTTCACAACCTTGAGAGATTCCTCACTAGGTTTAAACGTTGCCTTACCGCATGAGAAACACTTAGTCCCCCAGTCGTACACTGTCAGTGCATCACTGCTCCCACAGTCCGAACAAGGTTGAGCCGTTAGTATCTGAACACCCATAATACAAATCTCCTATCTATATATAACTATATAGTTTAACTATTAGAAACTATTCAAACCATATAATAAAAATAATAACTAATAACTAACTAATTAATACTACTAGACACTACGTCTTGCTCAATTGATACTTCCAGTAGGTCCATCATGACTTGCTTTACCCCGTGTTCACGCATCAGTTGAGCCATATCCGACAGCACCGCATAGTAGTGCGCTTCATCCTCTGCCACGTCCTCGTTCTCTAAGTCCATCATGAGTGGTCTCCCTTCAGTTGTTTAGTCCAGGTTTCTTCGTCCACTAGCTGACCGTCAATTAAGAAACGCTTAGTGTGATTAGTCCAAAGTAATTGGTACTTAGGTTTCCCGTTGCGGTACACTTCGTAAATGGTTTCGGTTTGTTTCTCAGAGTTCATCAGAGTCTCCAGGTTGAGTTGTAATGTCATCAGGGTAGGGTAACCCCTCATCATAGGTTATATCATCGTCAGCATGCTTTAAATCAGGTCTATCGAGCATGAATACATCGTCCATGCCACTACCGGATAAACAATCATTACATAAGCTAATAAATTCTAGCTTCAAGTTTTTGCGAGTTGCCTCATAATCTGATAGCAACCCGTCGCACGCTAAGCACTTCATTCGTTCGCCCAGTACTGATCGTCCTCATACCTCAGAACAATCAGTTCATCATAGGCGTCATCTTGCTCTAAGCTCCGGTACTGTCCGAGGTACTGACACACTTCCCCGTGACTCATTGACAACACGTCATCAGTGATCTGGTCCAGTCGCGCATCGTTCGATTGATTACTCATTGTTTACCTCTCTCTGTAAATAAATGGTTTGTTCGGCATCACGATTGCCACAGTTCCCACACTCCTCGACAAACGAATCGTGTTCAGGGTAAACGTGAGCGCAAAGTAAACATTCAACTTCTAGCTTCATTAGTTGTACTCCTCATCGTCAGTGTCAAAGACTAAACAAATCTGCCCTTCGATCCCACACTCTACTTCATCGAAGTATAAGCCCACTGATTCAAGTTTACGTTTCAACTCCTCAACGCTAATTGGTTTGGTTTCTCTCATATTAAATTTCATTAGCCCCACTCCTTCCGGTCGGTCTCATTCTCATAGCCTTCAGTGTATTCTGCTATCTCTTGCGCGGTCATATCGGATTGAACAATGCGGATACCCTTACCCGTGCCGTCAGGGTACCAGTGTGGGTTAAACGGTCTCCCGTAGTACGCATCCGCACTTCCACGGTCATTAGGTGTACCGTGTTGTGGGAATTGATTTAATAATGTCATTTGCTTTTCCTTTTTGGTTTGAATAAAAATAAATCTAATGCCGGATTAATATAGCACCGATCGTAAAGCGCACGCAAGCGCCCGTCATTTTGAGGTGAGAAACCCCCTTTTCTTTTATGCTTATTCATCAGCTCATTGCGTCGCGCCTGGCGTTTTTCGTCAGATAACATAACGCAACCCCAGGATAAACGATAAGAAAATTCCCAGGTGCATAACACCCAGGACCACCAAAAGAATATACAACAGTATTTTATTTTTCATTGTCCGCCCCTTTCTTTAATGTCTTTTCTAGTTCGTCAATTGTGAGCAGTGAAAACAATAAGCCGTTTACTAGTGCTACATCTTTAATCTTTCGCGCACGGTCTAGGCACGCATTCAATTCAAATTCTAAATCTTTAATATGTCTCATTGTTTTATCTCCTAATCAAAGTTTAAATTGTATTCTTCAGAATCATAGATATCCCATGAAGCACTCCACAGTATGCGTTCAAGATTCATTTTGTGATCATTCAATTCTGATTCGGTAATGTCGGGAAATGAGTACTCAATCACTTCGCGCAATATCATCGAATCAATACCCGCGAAAATGTCTTTTAAATAATCCTCATTACTTTCATGCTCCACCGCCTCATCATTGCTTCCACTATGACAAATTGCGTCAACTGTAGATTGCTTCAATTCAAATTCAATGAGACCGTGAAAACTAGACCACCAATATTTTTTATCTTTCATCATTGCTTACCCCTTCACTATATTAATTACTTTTTGCATTTTCTTACCGTGCGCGATGTATCCGATTACCGGGATAGATTTATCCCAGCACTTTCGACAAGTCCCACACTTACCCGCGTTATCGTAAGCATGACAAACCGATACTCCATCGGGAATAGTATTACCTTCAGGAATGATTGTACTACCGTGATGCGCTTCATATTCGCCCGTGACGCTATCACTTGATAATCTAACTGATACGTTTGGTAATGCCTTCATATGCTCAATGATCGTCTTGAACTTAGCGAATTTATGCATTCGTGTAGGTATCCAATGCTTAACCCATGGCGTGAGCTTCATCACTTCGAAAATCTTAACGGCTAAGCGCAAAGAGTACATATCGCCGGAATCAAACCATCGAAAATATCTATCATTGTCTAATTGTTGGACCATATCCGCGACCCACTCCGAGCGCTTCCAATCCTTTTTGTTTTCTAGGCGCGGCGCTTTTACATTTGGGAATCTATAATTCCCTGTAGTGGCATAGCATCCCTTGCACGCGTCAACCAATTCGCCATTAGATTTCTTTGAAGCCGGACAAGTAGTCAACGCCTCCAAAGACCACGATCGACAAGGCATTTTTGATGCTTTAGATAATCGTATCATTATGCTACCCTCCCTCTTTTAACTAAATATTTTAAAATTAGAACTAAATTTTCTGTGGCTTCAAAATCGTGATCTTTTCCGTGTACTTTGAACCTGTTCATAATGTATTTAATATTGTTAGTTTTAAGTGCCTCTTTTAGTTCAGGTAGTAAACCAAACGAACTTTCTATATTCCAAAAATCTTTTAATGTCATTGTGCTTTCCTTTTCGTTATGTGTTAATTAAATGCTACGACCTAAACATTAAAGATTAATAAAACTTGAGTCAATACCTTATGACTAATTGCCATAACTTTGTCATAACTTCATAGCGCGTATATATAAAGGTATACCCCTGGTTAGTTTTTAATCTGCACTCCCTAGTCTATTTATATCGGCTAAAAGGGTACACACTGCCTTCACACTTTCCCGACTGTGCAATCACTCTTATAACTCAGTAGTCTTATACAAGAGTACTCTTATGTCTTATATAAGACCTGTAAAGACACGGGGGGAGGGCCTAACGCGCAGACTATTGTATTATAGTACCTTAACAGATACAAAAAAGAGCTAAAATAGGCATAAAACTGCATAAATTAAAGAGTAACTATGTAGAAAAAAGACATTTAGAAACATATGGTTATATTTATATCTAATATTGTACATTTAGAACTAAAAAGAATAGTCCTGCGAAGGTAAATAGTCCTTGACTTTTACCGCAAAGTATGCTACACTCAACCCCACTATACAGGTGTAAGAGAAAAAACTATTCAAACCCATAATAAAAAATAATAACTAGAAAAGATTTACAACTTAGCACTGTATAGCTTTTATTAGTTACTAATAGACCTGAAAGGATAAACTTTTATGTCCCTTGAAGATCCTCAGCCTAAAAAACGCGGAAGAGGTAGACCTCGAAAGACTGAAGTTGAAGCTAAAAAGAAACGAAATAAGGTTGGACGTCCTCCAGGAGAATCGGCTAGGATTAAAGAGTTTCATGCAAGGCTCTTAGCTACGAGTGGCGAGACAGTTATTAACACAATCATTAAGAAAGCTCTTGATGATGAAGACAAAGATCAAGTAGCGTGTCTTAAGATGTGTATTGATCGTGTGTTACCGATGTCGTACTTTGAGAAAGGTAAGGACACAGCAAGAGGAAACGTCAGCATACAGATATCAATGGTAGGTGATGCTAAGGCAGAAGTGTTAGAACAAGAGGAACCACAAGATATTGAATACGAGACTGTAGATGTCAGACCTG